AAAATAAAAACTTCACATTTTAATTCACCTAATGGTGTTCATAAAGATGAATATAGTTTTGATTTAGCTTCAGTTAATTTTTTCATTGAACACGAAATGGATATGTTATTAGTACATTTACCAATTGCACGTCCAGCATCAACATTGCAATATTTTGTTAAGAGTGATGTATGTCCAATGGGTCCTGGAGCTAGATATGTTAATACTTTACATTCTGGTTTAATTAGGGAACAATTTCCAAATTCAAGTATTTTTATACCTGATAAGGGTGTTTCTCTTATTTCAAGTAATGATGTAGAATTCCGCAGTGTATCTCTTTTTGGAAAGAAGGGATATTGCGGTGCACCCTATACATTAGAGACACCTAAAAGTTATGCTATATTAGGTTTTCATCATTTAGGAAAAATGAATTCTGCTGAAGAATGGAGTGGCTTCTTTTTTGTTTCACAAAGTCTTATGACAAATTTAATATCTAGAGTTAATTCCTCAAGTTTTATACCTAAAAGTGGACCAATTATTTTAACTGACCCAGAAACTGGTTTAAATTTGTCATTAGATAAAATTCATCCCAAATCATTTTTAAATGATAGAGATGTTAAAGGTAATGTTACATTACTAGGTACATTATCGCATGTACCCATGCGTAAACCAAAATCTAAAGTTGTAGATACTATATTGGCAGGAAAGGTTCAAGAAATGTGGGGTGTTGAGTCATCTTTTGGCGCACCTCATATGAAACCATTCTTTAATAAAGAAGGTAAATATATTGATCCTATGAAAGTCAATTTTCTTAAAACATTTAATATATCAGAATCTATTCCAATGGAAACATTGAATTTAGCTGCTGATGCTTATGTTTCAGATATTATATCACAATTACCAGAAGGTGCTGCTAATGTGTTACAACCATTAGGTTTATTACAAGCTATTAATGGGTACCCTGGTGTAACTGGTTTAGATTCATTAAATATGCAAACTAGTAAAGGATTTCCATTTGGAGGATCAAAAAATGTTATATTTAAAGATAATATTACTGATACTTATCCACATGGTAAATCTTTTGTTACAAATGCTCAACGTGAATTTGATCGTTTACATGAAGATGTATATGGTAAAGGTTATATGGCTCATCCTATTTTTATTGCACATTATAAAGATGAACCTAAAGAACTTGATAAAATTTTGATTGGTAAAACACGTGTTTTTGCAGGGGCACCAGCTGTTTGGTCAGTACTTGTACGCATGTATTATTTACCATTTATACGTTTAGTTCAATTAGTTAATGAACCATTTGAATCTTATATAGGCATTAATACCCGATCACAAGATTGGTCTAACTTATATAAACATTTAAATGTTTCTCAATATGTTTTTGATGGTGATTTTTCATCATTTGATAAAAATATGAGTGCTAATATTATTTTAAAAGCATTAGATATAATAATTGAAATTATTAAGAGAGTAGGTAACTACACTCCTAATGAATTGAATATTATGCGTTGTATTGCGTATGATATTGCATATCCAACATATATGGTTGGTGCGGAATTATTTAAAGTTAGTGGATCTAACCCATCTGGAACACCTTTAACCACTATAATTAATTCTATAGCCAACTCATTGTATATGCGATGTGCATATAATTATATTTATCCAACTAGAGACTTAAAAGATTTTTCAAAACATGTTAAATTAGCAACTTATGGTGATGATAATTTAATTTGTGTACAAGCAGATACACAAAAATTTGATTTCCATAATGTTCATTTATATTTTTCCTCAGTTGGACTTAAATATACATTAGGTAATAAATCAGATGAAATTAATATACAATTTTTAAATTGGTCGGATGTATCGTTCCTTAAACGAACTTTTGATACTTCTACATTTGATAATTATGTTACCGCACCCTTATCTATTGAATCAATTCTTAAATCTTTAATGGTTCGAGCTGATTCTAATAGTATAACTGATTTAGAACATGCTGTTGATGTTATTACATCAGCAAATATAGAATTTTCATTATATCCTGATTATTCAGAGCATTATGATAAACTTGTTGCATTATCTGAC